GTTGGAGCTATGAAGGGCGCTTATTCTAATATGCAAGAAGGTGATAGCGGAGGAGTTATTACTGGCGCTCTCGGTGGTGGTCTTAAAGGTTCCGCCCTTGGAGGTGCAGTAAGATTCGGAACATCGCATCCATTTGTAGCAATTGGTGGTTATGGCGCATATAGTGCTGCAGCCGAAGGTGTTCGTAGTGGTATAGGTCAAGTATATCAAACAGGTGCTCCTGGATTTGATACAATGAATGCTGATGGTGATCTTGCTTTAGCATTACATAAGATGAGGCACGGATAATGCCAGATTGGGGACGTCCGAATAGGCCACCGCCAACACCTCCTGGAACGATTCCTCGTCCTGGAATGGTTAGAGATTTTGGTAGAGCATTTACACGACGTGGATATCGAGGTGGAGAATTTGGACGTAGAGTAGGACGAGGTATACGTGGTGCCTACTTTGCACAGACTGCAGCAATTAGTATTGCCGTTGGTGCTGGTACAGTTGTCGGAACTACCTTTGCAAAATCAGCCGAATGGGGAACTGCTTCAGGACATGAAGAAGATTATGCTGGTGGTGCAGTATTTGGTGCTAGACTTGGATTAGCTCAGGCAATTGGTGGAATTGGTGGAGAGGCCATTGGTGGATTACTTGGTTCTGCATTCGGTCCTCTTGGTACCTGGGCTGGTCAAGTTGGTGGTGGTATTGGTGGTACTATAGTTGGAGATTATTTCTTTAAACGTAGTGCATATGAACACGGATTAAGAACTTCATATGCAACTGCAGGTGCTATAGCTAAACGTAAAGTTCAGTTTGGTCGTGGTTTTCGTGATACAGAAGAGGCGTACACTATGCGCCAAGCTGCCGTTCAAGAAATGGCTGGCTCACTTCTTAATGCTAGACAATACCTCGGTAACGAGGCTTACTTCCTTCATAGGTAATTACAATGAGTGTTCCTCGTAAGTTTATCGAGTGGCGACAACTTCCAGCCACTCCGACATGGCATTTGTTTCTTGGAAATAAATCATTTTGTGGTCGTGAAACTAGTAACGGTCATTTTAATTTTGCTGAAACTAAACCAGCAAATGATGCTAAAGTTTGTAGACTCTGTATTAAAGATGCTGCTACTTTTAAAGAGCGGATCAAAGAGATTATCTAATGTCACTTACTGTTCTTGGTCAGCGCACCGATGATGAACGTAGATTACATCCCTATTGTCAGGAATGTAAATTTGCCGCAACAGCTAGAGGTAAGGATTGGTCTGCTGTTACTGGTAATTGTCATGGTGTGTATTCTGACGAAGACTTTAAATGTGTATCTGCAGCAACTCAATCAACTGATGCGCCTTCTACTGTAGAAGAAGTTAGAGAAGTGCTCGATCCAAGTTATTGGATTTGGAAGTATCTTGGTTTAACTCCCTATTGGTATCAGGATAGATATCTTCGTTGCACATCCGCTCGCAAAGCATTGAGGTGGGGACGCAGAACAGGAAAGTCCCATATTCTTGCAGCTGAACAAGTATATAGATGTATAACAAATGCTGGTCTTAAGATTACTGTTGCTACTCCTGTAAAAGCACAGGCATTAGAAATTGTTACACGTATTAATGACTTCCTTCGTGAAGCTCCATTAATTGGTGAAGAATTAGATAGAGCAGTTCAACAACCTTATTATTCATTTGAATTTCGAAATGGTTCCCGTATCCGTCTATTCGTAACTGGTCTCGCAGCTGGTGCTAATGCTGGTGCTACTGTTCGAGGACAGGAAGCTGACGTGCTAATTATTGACGAGTTAGATTACGTTGATGATGCCGCTGCTGCCGCTATCTTACCTCTACTATCAGATCCCCAGAGAACGGGCGAGATGATTAAATTCGCAGTCTCTTCTACTCCAACAGGAAAAGAAGGTCTATTCTATAGACTATGTAATGACGATGAATATTTTGAATTACATATTCCCTCTCGCTTCCGAGCAGACTGGGATACTCTTAAAGAACAAGAAGCGCGTAAGTTATCAAAGACTAATGATAATTACCTTCATGAGTATGAGGCCGAGTGGGGTTCTAAATCAGATGGTGTTTATACTAGATCGCGTGTTATTCGAGCAATGCAACCATACCGCTATTTTAACATGCCAGCCTTCTATGACAATGAGATAGATTGGCCAGAGATGGTACCATGGTCTCATTGGACCTATATGATTGGTGTAGACTGGAATGGACCAGGAACAGGAAGTCGTATTGCTGTTGTAGGTTTTGATCCAGAACGTCAGAAATGGGTAGTCGTATATAGAGAAGCAATTACCGTTGAAGAATTTGCTCTTCACGTTGCTGTAGAACGAGTGGTTAAACTAGTTCGGTTCTGGCAACCTCATTCTGTCTATATTGATGCTGGATTCGGACAGATGCAAGATGAGTATCTTCGTGGTATTGGTCGCGCCGCTCTTGATTGTAAGATGACGGGTCAACCCTATGAAGCTGCAGATCTCGTATTACTAGATCACCTTAAAGCTATTGACTTCGGTTCAAATATAGAGTATACTATCACAGACGAGAACGGCGGTCCTCAAGTTATTAAAAAGAGCACCAAGAACTATATGGTGGAAAATCTACAGCGTCATTTCGAATTAGATTCTATATGGTTCTCAAAAAGTGATGTGGATCTCAAGTTACAGTTCATGGGTTATAATGTAGCACGTCAAGGAAAGCATAACGAGAATATTTATAAGGCAGATAAAGAAGTTGGTGATCATGATCATGACGCAGTTCTTCTAGCAATATTTGCTTTTAATAATGAATTTGATCTATTAGCTGGAAAGAATAAATCAGCACAGTATGTTTCTGTTCAGCCGCGTCCATTCCAACAATCTATTACCGCAGATATGCCAGATCCAATGGTAGATCCTCGAGGATATGAAGAATGGCTTGCTGAACGAAAAGGACGTGGCGGTAAACCTGTAGCAATGGAATCTCCCACTGACGTTCCCTCTAGAACGATTAGACCTCCAGCACAATTAGCGCGGATGGGAGAAATTGGAATTACCGTAATGCCAGTTCAAGGTAATACAACTAAAGGTATGAAGTATAGACCACCAGCCCAAGGAAGAAACGCCTGGCGCAAGAAAGGTAATCAAAATGGCAGGAGCTTTTAAAAGACCTGATTCTCCTGAATTTGAACCTCTTAAACAAGAGGAAATCCGTGGAGACTTTCGTGATATTGTTGGTCCTACGGAAATTACACCTATTGTTTCCCAAGCGGAGATTCTTATAGGTCAATATGATACTACTATCGCTTTTGCCAAATGGTTAGAGGGTCTCCTAGATGAAGACCTTAGGGATGTAGTTGTTGAGATAGATCCCGAAGAAGAACCTGAAACCTGGATGGCAATGCAGCGTATCTTTTCGAATCCAAATCCTAAAATTACATATCAATCTTATACGCAGATACTTGCTGCATTAGAAGAGATTGATAAAGTCGAAGGTGAAATCAATAACGAGTTTGCAGAAGAAGAAGCATTCATTAAACAATTAACCGAAAGAGATGATGGTGCCATGTTGGAATCTGATTCTCCCGAAATGAATATAGAAAATGAGGATCAGGTCTTTAATCCTCCTGTTATTAGAAAGATAGAGCCCGAGGGATAAGATGGCAAACAAAAGTGACTTAGCTGCCTCAAACCAGCTTAACATATCTATTAAGGTAATTACTAATGCCCAAGGGTGGAAGAATCAAATCCGTGGCGTCTATACCTTTCTCTATCCACATATGATTAAGGACTTTGTTCATTTGGATGACTGGAAACAGTGGAGAGATGCTTTTGACCAGCATATTCATGGTAATGGCAATAATGGTTCGCCAACTACCCCTATCACAGTTCCTATTATCTGGACAGAACAAAAAGCTAAGGCCAATGTAACTAGTAACGATGCTGTTGGAGACATTCGCAAGGGATTCGATCAGGTGAAAGAAACCACCAAGATCATAGGTAAATAAGATGCCACAAGTTGATCCTATCCTTAAACAGGACCTAATGTTAGTCAAGGAATCTTATGAGAATGGAGCTCTTAAACAGGGAGGTGCTGCAGTATACCTTCCTTTCCGCCCCATGATCTCATCTACACGACAAGGTCACGAGGCGATAAGAGCAAATCTTACTAAGTATCCTTCTGTTTATGTTAAAAAAGAACCTAAGCAAAGTTTTCTAAGTAAAGTCCAGGAAGAATGTATTCCTTGTGCTTCTAGGTTAAAGAGTTTAAAAGGTCTTGATATCCATCCCGATATTGGCGCTACCTTTGGTGGCTATGATAAAGCTGCCTTAACTAATCTAGTTGAGTTCTTTAAGAAACTAAAGGGTCAAACACCTATTGAAAGAAACCTATGCGATATCGCCGGGGCGCTTAGAAGCCAATGTATTCCAGACTTAAAAAGAGTTTTATCCTTACTGGCTCTAACACTAAGTGATATACGAAGCTTTGATCTTAAGAAGTTGAAAGTAAGTTTCCTTTCTTTTATCTTTTCTCTACTTGCTAAGGTTGTTGTTTCACTTACTACGGGACTTGATAAGTATACGCGCTTAATTACCGATACAGTGCGTTGTATGTCCTCACAGATTAAGGACCAGATTACGAAGCTAGATCCCATACTATCTAAGGAGGGACGAGATAGTGTTAATGAATCCTTCCGAAGAGCATGGCGAAATGCAGAGAGCGACAAGTATTGGGTAAAGAATAAAATACCATATAATAGCACACCAGTTCTACCTAAAACAATAGAGCGGGGCGTACAGAATGCACCTTATCCATACTCAGCTGCAGACAAGGCAATCGATAGAGCAACAACAGCAGTAACGACACCGTTTGATGCAATTGAGAAAACTACCGCTGACTTTCAGGCTGCTTCTAATCCTAAGAGTCAACCAATAGGAACTCCGAAGGTAAGTCAGCCATTAGCAATATTAGAAGGAACATTAAATCTTTGTATTGCTCGAGTAGAAGCTAATTTAGACGGTTCAATTCAGGAGCTCCTTAAATTACTTAAGTCTAATGATGACAATATGAAGGGTATGAATATTCTTCTGGAACAGATGCAATCTATAATTGGAATGATTAGTATGGTTCAAGCACTTGTAAGTTCAGTGGGTAATGGTAAGTTTGATCCGTGTGGACCCGAGCGCGGACGAGAATTCTTTAGCCAGCTACAAATCCCTGGACGTCGTATCTATATCTCGCCTCCTCCAGCAGATACTGATAGACCTATTAATGATGTAGATATCGTTATTACAAGTGACCCAATTCAAGTTGATAATCCAGTAGTCCGTGATGTTCTACGTCAGGCGGGTATTACAATGATAGAGGCAACACAACCTCAGTCAGGTACCTCCGCTGTTGCTACTGCTCCCACATCGCCAAATACACAACGTCAAGATAGTATTCGATTTACAATAGACGCAGAACCTATTACAATTAACTTCTTCGCATGTATGAAGAAGACATTAGGACAGTAAATGGAAAAGAAAGAACTCGAACAATCACCGGGTGTTTTACCTTCGGTACTAGAAGATCCATCCTACCAGTCCAATTCAATGCGTTGGATGGTTCATCAGGCATATGAAAATAGAGGTCGTCCATTAAAGTTAATTGAACCAGGCGAACATATCCGAACTCAGAAACTATTAGATGCCCTTGCTAATAATAATTTTGAAGCTCTTAAAAAGAGTAATAAAGTTATCGGACTTAAAATTCTATCTGCTTATGCCAGTGGACTTAAGAAACCTGAATTTAATTTACTAGAGATTGCCGCCGTCTATGATGCTGAGCCTCTCGTTCGTAAAGCCATCACCCGTCAACTTAACCTATGGTTTAAACAGGGTTTTGAATTTATTGGCGAAGATCAGCAACTAGTTAATTATATCCGTAAGCGCTTTAAGTCTATGGCTTATGCTTCTGGTATTCCAACATTACATCTATTTAAGTCAATCGTTACTTCTCTATTGAAGTATTCGAATGCCTTTGTTATTAAGGTTCGTGATGAAAATCTATCATTAGGTAAAAAGCATGATGGATTAGCACCCGTTGCTGGATATTTTCCAGTTTCTGCCCTTAATATGTTCCCTAAATATAACAATGGCAAAATAGAGAAATGGATTAGGTTCCTTAATGATGGTTCACGATTCTGGGAATTTGACCCACGGGATGTCATCCATCTTACTATAGATAGAGAAGAAGATTTCCTTTTCGGTAAACCAAGAATGGTTGGCGTAGTTGAAGATGTCGCCGCCCTTCGTCGTATTGAAGAAAATGTTGAAATCTTAATCTCTAAATTCCTATTCCCAGTTTATCAACTTAGTGTTGGTACTCCTGAAGTTCCATGTAAGTACTATAATGATGGTAGTTCAGAAATTGATCTAGCCCGTCAAATGGTTCAGAACATGGAAGCCGAGGGAATGTTAGTTACTTCAGAACGTTTCAAATTAGAAATCATTGGAGCTCGTTCTGAAGCACTTAGAATCGATAGTTACCTTGCACACTTTAAAGCACGCGTGTATACAGGACTTGGTGTAAGTGCTGTTGATATGGGTGAGGGCGACACAGCAAATCGTGCTACTGCAGATAATATCTCACAGAACCTTAAAGATCTAGTAGTTGAAGATCAGCGTAACTTTGCAGCTATCATTCAACAGGCTATGTTTGCAGATCTATTCTTAGAACATCCAGATGGTATTTCAGCACTAAACGCATTTGATCAAGTGCATCTACGTTTTGCTCACGTTGATCTTGACAATCTAATTAAGTATGAAAGCCATGTTATTGGACTCTGGAATAATGACCTAATTACTGATGATGAAGCGCGTGCATTAACAGGTCGCGATATCTTTACTACTGAAGATAAACTTCATACTCGGTTCCATCAGATTGA